CGAGCTGCTCGCTCCAGCCTTCCCGATCCCTTACTCGCCGGGCGTACACCTCGGGATCGTATTTATAACCGGCCAGCTCCGTCAGGATCTTGTAGACCTCTGTGCGGATGATCTCAGACGCCTCGGCGGGTGTTGCTGCGCCGGTGACGTCGACGGCCAGACGGCCCGGCAGGGCCACGAGCATCGACCTGATATTGTAGACGAGGTCGGTCATCACAGCCTCGACGTCCTCGCTGCGGTGCATGGTGCCCTCGAGCTCACTGAGCTGGAGGGCGGCGATGTCTGCCTTGCTGCGCTTGAGGTCAGCCTCAGCCTCCAGACGTCGGCCCTCGATCTCACTGTCCTTCTTCGACGGCTCCCGGCCGTTGGCCTTGGCCGTCAGGTATCGGATGTACCTCTGGATCGTCGGCAGCAGGTCATAGCGGTTGGCGTTGCCTTCCTTAACCGCGGCGATGACGCCATCCTTGGTGAGCTGCTGCACTCGGCGGGGCGTCATGTCGAACAGGGCCGCGATGGTCTTGCTGTCGACGAGCTTGTTGTTGGTTGGGTTCGGCATGGCGTTCCCTCCTTTCTGCCGCTCGGGCGAAACGAAACGGCCCGAAAAAAATTTTTCCCGGCTGCGCGTTTTTTGTGCTCGCCAGCACCGCAGGCCAGAGGGGCCCGTCACAGTACCTTGCGGCGCTGTGCGTGGCCGTGGAGGCGTCTGCGCGGCGCTGTGGCGCGCTCTGTGCGCGTCTGGCGGTGTGGGGCCGGGCTCGGTGCAGGGCGCCGTGGTGGGCGCCCTGCGGGCCGCTGTGGGCTACTTCCCGAGAGCTCGGTCGAGGTTGTGCTGGAGGCGCTTGGCCGTCTCCTCTTGGAGTCGGGTCATTATCTTCTCATTGGTGCGCTCGCTGGTTATCATGGAGGGCACCGAGATGGTGGTGAACTTCTTGATGTCGGTGCGCGTCCGGCTCATTCGCTGGAATGGAATGGCGCTGACGCCGCCGGCCTTGGTGTTGCCCGTCCCCATGAGGATGTTGTGCGATCGCTCGGAGTACGGGCCGCCCGGGGTGCGGGTGTTCAGGTAACGGCCGATGACCTCCTTCTGCCCCTTGACCACCTGCATCCGCAGCGTGTAGCTCTTGCCCGGCGGTGCGGTCTTTGGTGTCATGCCGAAGTGCACAGGGGTGAGCATCCGGCCGGAGTAGGTGATGGTCAGCTCCTCGATGGTCTCTCCCGAGACGTTGACGCTGCCCGCCATCTTCTTCGGCTTGCTGCTGTTCTTGCCGGACGGGGTGATCTCGCCCTTCTTGATGTTGTAGACCGATGTGACTTCCTGAGCGATCCAGCTCGGCGCTCTGGCCTTGACGTCGCGGACGGTGGCCTTCACGGCCTTGCGGCCCTGCTCGTCGATCTGCGCGACAGTGTCCATGAGCTTTTGGAAGTTTTCGACCTGCATGGTGATAGTTGCCTTTGCCGTTATTGTCACCTCCTGAATATGCAAAAAGAGACCGGCGGGCGTTGGTTCGCCCGTCGGCCTCTTGCCGTCGGTTGTTATTCGGTTTTCCTCTGGTCAGCCGCTCGGAATTGTCACGGCGTTGCCCGTGTGTCCGGCGGTCTTTTGCAGGATATAGAATAGCACGGGGCGCTACTGCTTTTCAATTCCTTTTACTTCCCTTTTGTTCCTTTTACTGCGTTTTACTGCCGCAGCTCAGGCAGGGGCTCCAGCTCGTCCAGCACGGCGGCGAGGTTGAGCAGGGCGCGGCCGTGGATCTTGTATGTCCTGTTCTGGTAGGCGTCCACTCTGTCGACGTAGTCCCGCCGATCACCGAACAGGACGCCGCAGGTGCTCTCCCAGTCAGCCCGGTCGAAGTAGCGCAGCCGGATGACGGCGCGCTCGTCGGGGTCGGAGAGCTGGAGGATCAGGCCCTCGATGGCGTTGCGCTCCTGCTTCTCCTCAGCCTTGAGCCGGTCGATCTGTTCCTCGAGCTCCATTTTCCGCTCCACCATCATGCCGGTGCGGTCGGATGGTGTGCCGGATCCGCGTGGCATACCTGTCAGATCAGGGCCGGGCGGTGAGGCCATCGTCATCTCCATGCGGTCGAGGCGTTCGAGCTGGTTGTCGATGTCCCTCAGCATGGCGGTGTAGGCCGCGAGCCTGTCCTTGATCCGTTGTGTGATCGGCTTCTCGCTCATTATGTCAGGACGTCACTCCTGCTCACCTCCTTCCTCGTCAGGCTCGAAGATCGCGGCGATCTCCTCGCGCGGTAGCTCTCGGCCTTGACGGACGCAGCGCACGTTATTGTCTCCAGTTGTTTTGATGTAGCGCCGCACGATCACGTCGCACCATTTGGGTTCGAGCTCGATCATGGCGCAGGTTCGCCCGGTGTTCTCGCAGGCTATGAGTGTCGAGCCTGAGCCTCCGAAGAAGTCGACCACGAGCTCGCCCGGCCGGCTGCTGCTCAGAATGGCCCGCTCGCACAGTGCGATCGGCTTCGGCGTTGCGTGCCCGCCTGCGTCGTCTCTTTCTGCTGTGTTTGTGATCGGGAAACGCCACACATCGGTCATTATGTCGTGCTCGTCGCTGTCGTTGTGTGTGTTGTCGAAGAAGGCGCGCAGCTCCATCGCTTCTGCTTTCATGCTCGGGTATGCCTCGGACGGCTTGTTGCGCAGTTTCATCACTTGATCGTGTGGAAGGCTGAAGGCTCGGCCCTTAAACGCCTGCTGGAGCTTTTTGTAGTGCCACTCCGGGATCGGCGTGAACTGCGATTTGCTAAACCAGTGCCCCCACATTTGAACGCCGGTGATCTCCGTGAGCTGCTTGGCCTTGAGTCCGACCTTCTGAGCCTCTCCGACCATATAATCGAGGATCGCCTCGTATGCGTCGTTGAAATGGTCTTTGTTATTGTTGAAGCCTTCGACGCCGCACATAACAAAGAGGCATTTCTCGGTTTCCCTTGGGTAGCTCCGCATGAGCTCGCTGTTGACGCCGAAGGCTGAGTGCTTCGCCCATGTGATGTAGTTTCTGAACGTGATCTGGTTCGCGGCGATCATCGGCCGAAGGATGAAGGCGTAAATATCCATGAGCGGCTCGTCGATGCCCCAGCAGTACCAGCTCCCGTTTTCCTTCAGGATCGAGAAACTGAGCGCAATCCACTTCTTGTTGAACTCGAGGAGATCGTTCTGGTTCTGGTTGTCATTCTGGACGCCGTCGCTCTCTTTTCCCATGCCGTATGGCGGGTCGGTGAAAACAAGGTCGGCGCGCTGCCCGTCGGTTGCCTTCTGAACGTCGCCCATCTTCAGGCTGTCACCGCAGTAAAGCCGGTGGTCTCCCAGTAGCCAGAGGTCGCCGGGTTCGGTGAATGGTTCCTCTGGCGGCGCCTCGGGCTCGGTGTCGCCGTCCTCCTTTTCCGACTCGTCATCATGCAGAGCTTCGGACAGAGCCGTGACAAGATTGCCGTATTCTTCCTCGGTGTAGCCGCTGAGCATGAACGGGATCTCGCCGGTGTCGATGTCGGCGAAAACCTCGGCGAGCATCTTGTTGTCAGTGGTGGCGAGCTCCGCGATGCGGTTGTCAGCCGTCAGATCGGCCAGCTCCTCGGCCTCGCTGGCGTAGTCCTGATAGTCGACAGGGGCGTCGGTCATGTCGTCGAGCTGCGCGGCCATGAGACGGCCGTGTCCCTTGGTGACGAGCCCGCTGCGCTTGCTGACGGTGATCGGGGCGCGCCAGCCCGTCGCTCTGATGATAGAGGCGAGGAGCTTGATCTGCTCCGGCGGGTGCTGGTTGGGGTTCTTGGGATTGGGCCGCAGATCCTTCAGCGGGACGATGGCGTCATGTGCGCAGAACACGGGGACGCCGTCGGCGTATGCCTTTGGCTCCGCTGTGGTGATGTACTCAGCCAGATCCGGGCCGCCTTGCGGCTGAGGTTTATCCTTTGCCATTTGGGTCATCCTCCTTTCGGCTTTCTATGAGCCTTTTCATCATGAGCTCATTCAGCTCGAGAAAACACAGGTCGATCGGGTCATAGCTACGGCAGATCTCTCCGTTAATGGTCAGGTCTCCCGCCACGCTGCATCCCATGACGTGCCTGTTGATATACGCTGTGATGCCTATGTCGCCGGTGTAAAAGGCTTTGAGCTCTTTCAATATTTCGGCCGCCTCGGTTTTTGCCTTCTCGAGCAGCTTTGTCGCTTCGCTCCTCCTGCACAGGAAATAGCCGGCGGCGGTTTTGCTTTTTGCTACGGTTGCTGTCATCGGGCTCGGCCTCCTCTCTTGAATTGCCCGGTCTGCGGCTGTGGTTTATTCATGGCTGTCACCTCCTGCTGAGAATTGATTTTCAATCCACTTGTGGAGGCTGGAGTCCCGCCAGTTGTTTCGGCCGTCAAGACGGTTTTTCAGCCGTTCCAGCTTCGCCTCCTCGATCTCCTCGGTAGATCGGTGGAAGATGATGCGGAGCTGGTCGAGCATGATCTGGACGTCGGCCATCTCCTCGATCACGTTGCCGATCGTTGCGGTCACTTCGCAGCCAGCCTGTGCCCGTTTGATTTTGCAGAGGGCTTTGGTCAGCTCGGCCATCTCCTCGACGGCCATGTCCATTTGTGCCGGCGCGCCGTAGGTCGTGATCGCACGATCCAGCAGGGCCCGGCGTTCCTCCGTGGTCATCACGGGCGGCCTCCCTTCGTCAGCTCTCTGACCAGTATGACCACGAGCACGATCACGATGATGGCGAGGGTGATGGCGATCGGGATCCAGATCGGGGCCAGTACCCACAGCCAGCTCCAGTTGATGACGCCGGTGAGCTTCATGACGATGAAGGCGACGGCGAGAAGACCGCAGAAGCCGATCCCGCCGGCCGTCGTGTTGTTTCTTTCGTTGTTCATGTATTACCTCCAGTATTATTTGCCGAGCCCCTTCAGCGCGCAGGCTGTGCAGGCTGTTCGGACGTCGGGCTCCAGTGCGAGGATCCGGCGGGCCGTGTCTGTCTGCCAGCACTCAGCGCCACAGACAGGGCAGGTGGTGAGCTGCCAGTCGTCCGTCGGAGGCTCCGGGACGTTATCACGCAGCGGCATGGTGAGGATCCCGCCGTCTCCGGGCCGGTGGGGCGAGAGGACAGGCTCGGGCCCGTCGGGGATCATGGCGTCGAGGAGCTCGTTGTACTTCTTGAATATGGCCTCCGACGCTGCGCTCCAGCTCTCGCCGTGCTCCGTGTCCTCCGGGGTGGCGACGTGGGCCAGCTCGTGCGCCAGCAGCTCAGGGGCGGCGCTGATGGGCGCCTCGGCCGAGATGCAGACGATCGGCGTGCTGCCGTCGTCTGGAAAGATGGTCAGGCCGTAGGCGGTGCCGTTGGTCTCGTCCCGCAGGTCGGGGACGTACTGCGCGACGCACTCGACGCCGGGGTAGAGCTCAGAGAAGGCCCGGGCCACGATGGCCGTCGGGTCGTTGATGAAGGGCGAGGCCATCGGGCCGATCTTCTCGTACTGCTTCAGGGCCGTGTAGGTCTCGCGCAGCATGACCCGCACTTCGTCCTTCTTGATGCCGTTGATGGTGGGCCCGTTCAGGATCAGGTCGAGCATCCTGTCGCTCCAGTCCTGCATCAGGTGGGTCTCCGGCATACCGCAGCCGAAGGGCACGACGTCGACCTTCTCACGGGTGAGGGTTTCGTATTCTTTCACGGTGCTGCTCCTTTCAGAAAAGCCGAGCAGGCCGGAGCCCGCCCGGCGCTCCATTTACTGCATGACGACGACCTTGCCGGCGTCGATCAGATCGCCCATATTCTTCAGGAAGTAGTCGGCGATGTTCTTCTTCGCCTCGAGTTTCCAGATGCCGCCGTCAGCCTCGAAGAAGCCGATCCCCTCGTCGGGATCCACGCGCAGCAGGAACTCGCTCTCAGGCTGCTCCACCTCGAGGAAGGTGCGGAACGGCCGCAGCATGACGCGCGGCTTGATCTCGATGAGCGCGTTGAGGGCGACGCCCTGACGGGCCTCGACGGTCTGCGTGACGCCGTTGTCGTTGGTGCTGACGCTGTTCTCGTTGGTCATGCGACTCAGCAGGTCGAGCAGGTAGGCCGTGCCCTCGTTGGGGATGCAGAGACTCCGCAGCTCGATCAGGGCTACCTCGCGTCCTCTGAAGCCGGTGTACAGGCCCGGGGCGTCAGCCTTGGCGCGGTAGAGCGTGTTGCGGGAGAAGTCGCTCAGGTAGGTGGTCATCACCTCGACGGTGTTGTTGCTCACGACCTGCACCATGATGGTCGTGCCGACCTTCTCGAGCTCGGTGCGGATCAGCTTGCAGATGCTATCGAGGCCGCTGACGCTGATGCAGTCGGGGCGGTCGACGTGGGGCGGGATGCGGGTGAGGGATGCGTCGGCGTAGGTCTGGCCGCCGATCTCGAAGATCTTGGTCTCCTTCAGGCTGACGATTTTGTCGATCATTTTTGCGAGCATTGTGTTGTCCTCCTTGTTCTGTGTTGTGGGTGTTTATCCGTGCTGGACGAGCTTCAGGAGCTTCGGGGCCTCCTGCTGCGTGCCGTCCATGTTCATTTGGCCGGGCACCTGCGGCACCATCTCGGCGACGACGAGCTCGCCGTTGCCGTCAGAGGTGACATAGAGGGCCGTGGCGACGGGGTTGGTGGCTGCGAGCGTAGACTTGGCCGTCACGGAGACGCCGATGGTGCGGCGCTCGTCGTCCGGGGTCAGCTCGATGGTGAGGGTGATCTTGCGCTTGGCCGTGGCCTTCGTGTTGGGGTCGAGGATGTTCTGGATCACCTTGTCCATCTCATAGTCGACGCGCTCCTCGAAGGCACCGCGGGCCATCGACATGATGCTGTCGCGCTGGTTCTGTTCGTTCATGGGGTTTCTCCTTTCTTTCCGCTGCCGGCCGTGCCATACTTCTCGAGCGTGTCCTTCATCGCTCCGGCGATGCACTCGGCCATGATGGTCGCGGTCTTGGTTTCGCTGCTCTTGGCAGCCTGTTCAATGGCTGCGCGGATCTCGTCGGGCTCATAGCCCGTGTTCTCATAGGCGGCGAGCTTCTGGACGAGCACCTCCTTGGTGGCTGCGCTCCAGTAGCCCGTCTTAATGCCGTTGACTCTCTCATGGGTCAGGCGTTCCATGCTGGCCCTCCTTTCAGGTGGCCGATCCGAGCGTCATCTGCTCGGCCTCGGTCGGGTTGTCTGCGTAGGCTGCGGCCGTCTGGCCCGTGGGGCCTGAAGGCTCCGCTCTGGCCCACACGGCCTCGGTGGCGTCCGAGCGGGTGGCCTTACGGCGGCCGACCGTCGTGAGGATCCCGATCTCCTTCAGCTCCGTGAGCCGCGGGGCGACGTAGTTGCGGTTGAAGTACGGGATCCGGCCGGCTGCGACGAGCTCCTCTGTGATCTCGCTGGCCGTGAGCTCACGGTTGCCGAGGGTCTCGAGGATCAGGCGGCAGCGAGCGGCCCGCTTGGGGAGTACGGCGTCGTAGCTGTGGCGCCGGGTCTCTTTGGTTGTCTGGTTCATGCGTTTTCTCCTTTCCGGCCAGCTCGACGCTGTCGGCTGGCGCGTCCTTGACTTCATGCGTCGGCGCTTCGTTGCCCCACACGTCCCATCCCGGGGCAGCCTCTCGGGCAAAAAGCTCGATGCGGGGCAGGTCTCCCATCAGCTCGACGATCCTGTCGCGTATCTCGGCCGGCTTTCTGCTGTGCTGCTGGAGCGGGGAGAGGACGACGCTGCGGACGCTGCCGCTGATGCGCTTCGGCTTTCCCTTGGTCGCCAGCAGGCAGATCTCCGAGTTGCTGCGCGTCCAGTTTCCGAGCCCCATGAAGATGCCGGTGCCGTTCCTGTTCTGCTTTACCCAGTTGAAGGCGACGGTCTTGTAGCTGAAGCCCCACGCCTCGATCACGTCGAGGGCCTCGCGGAGCATGGGGAAGGTCGCCCACATGAAAAGCACGCAATCCTCGTTAGCAATACCCCCCCCCGCAGCTCCGACGCCCATGCGCTTGATGTCCTCGATGGTCATGGTGTCGTAGTGCTTGGAGGCTGCCGCTCTGGTGCCGCGGTTCTGATAGCTCCACGGGGGATCGGCGTAGATGATGCTGTACTTCTTGTCAGGGAGTGGGATCATGGGCGGCCTCCTTTCCGAGCGCTTCCGACTCGATGCCGTGCAGGAACTTGATGAAGCCGGCCGTCGCTGGCACCTCGTAGCGGGAGAGCTCTGCGTGCGTCATGTACTTGCGGCCGTAGATCTCGGCCATATCACGCCAGACAGGCCACGGCACGCGGTAGAAGTCCGTCAGGCTCACGGAGACGAGCACGAAGGCGACGGCGCCGAGCTTGTGATGGGCCTCGAGGTCGTCCTGCTGCTCTTGAGTGAGCCGGCGCTGCTCGATGCGCTCGTCGTCGGTGTGTTTGGCCTCGAAGTAGATGCTCCGGCCGCCCTTCAGGGTGCCGCCATAGTCCGGCTGGGCCTGCTTGGTGTAGCAGGCGAGGAACTGGCCCTTGCGGTTCTTGGCGCCGAGGGGCTTCATGGGCTCCGGCGTCTTTTCGATCTTGGCGAGGCCGCAGCTGAGGTAGTAGTCGCACGAGGCCGAGATGATATTCTCGAAGTAGCCGCCGGCGACTCTGGCCTGCTTGCCGCGGATCTGCGCCATCATGTGTTTTTCGGCTGCGTAGGGCGTCGGGTCGTTGTAGCCCTCCGCGTTCTTTCTCGGGTCGTACTTCGTCACGGCGTTCAGCCTCCGATCTCGATGTGGATGCCCGGATCGGAGATCAGGCGGTCGGCGAGCGTGAGGATGGTGGCACCGTCGAGGTGGACGTGGATGGAGCCGCCGCGGGCAGGCAGGTGGATCGTCACGCTGCCGATGTTGGGATCGTCCTCCTCGCCGCTTTCGGGCTCCTCGTCAGGCTTCAGCTCGCTGATGGCCTCGAAGCCGTTGCGGACGGGGATGCCGTGCGCCTTGGCGAGCTCGATCTCCGCGGCCATGCCGGCCGAAGTGTGGTCGATGCCGAAGGCCCACAGCTCGGAGCAGCCGAGCACCAGCTCGCTGCCGATCTTCAGGGCCAGCTCACGCTCCTCGGGGACGTTGTCGTCCATGAACTGCGTGAGATAGATGTGCGGGGTGACGGGGATGACGCCCTTCTCCACAGCCGCGCGGCTGTACTCCTTGGCGCGCTGGATGTTGTTCTCGTAGTCCCCGCGGCACGGGGAGCAGATGTAAACCTTTTTCATGTTGTTCCTCCTATCGTGAGCGCCAGCTCTGGCCGGTGAGGGTGATGCCCCTGCACATTTCCATGAGCCGGTCGATGGTGGCCCGGGCCGTCATGCTGTCGTGGCTTTCCCGCGGCGTCATGCGGTCGATCAGGGCCTCGGTGTCGTAGTTAGTGGTCACTATTGTCGGCAGGTATGCCTCATAGCGGCCGTTGATGATGTTGTAGACCGTGGAGATCGCCCACTCGGTCGGCGGCTCCTTGCCGATGTCGTCGATCACGAGGAGCGGGACGGTCTTGTAGATCTTCAGGACGTCGCTCTCGCTGCCGCCGGTCGTGGAGTAGGTGCGCTTGATGCGCTCCAGCAGGTCGATCATCGTCATGCAGATGACCGGCTTGCCTTGCGCGATCAGGTGGTTGGCGATGGCAGCGGCGAGGTGGGTCTTGCCGGTGCCCGGCGGGCCCGCGATAAACAAGCCGTTGCGGCCGGGTTCCTGACGGCCGGGCTGCGGCAGCATGGTGTCGAAGCCTTCGGCATAGCGCCGGGCGGCTGCCGCTGCTCGCTTGTTGTCGTCGGTGAGCTGGAAGGTGGAGAAGGTGCGCCGCAGGAAACGGTCGCCCATGCCTGACTCGCCGACGATGCGCTTGATGCGATCCCGCATTTTCTTCTCCTCCTCAGCCTTGGCGGCAGCGGCCTCAGCAGCTTCGCGCTCTGCCTTTGCCTTCTCATAGGCAGCCACGGCCTCGGGGCAGGTGCATCGCTCGGCTCCGTAGGGAGGCCAGAGGATGCGGTTGCCGAGTGGGATGCCCTTGTGGTAGCGCAGGGCGCCGCAGAACTCGCAGGGGACGGGCTCAGGGACTCCGGGACGGCCGGCGAGGCGCTCGTCGTTGCTCCAGATCCAGTTACCGGCGTCACTCGTCGTCGGCCGGCTTGAAGCCCTTGCCCCAGTCTCGGCCGGAGCTGTCGGGCTGTTCAGGATCTCGCTGATTTTCTGCACCTTCGTTCACCTCCTCATTGTCCCAGTAGCCGCCGTTGAGCCATGTGCTCGGGTTCGGTATGTAGCGCCCGTTCTCCCGGCGCCACTGGTCGCTCCGCTTCTGAGCGTCGACCGCCTGCATGATCCTCTCGTGGAGCTCAGCGGTGGGCTTGATCTTGTTCCACGCCTTCAGAGTGTACTGCTTGCCGGTCTTTTTCGGGTAGGCTTTCCAGAACTCGAGAAATCTGGCCTCGACGAGCGACTTCGTGCCGCCGTCACTCCCCTCGTCAGAGGGGGAAGGGGGTGTACTACCTTCTCTTGTCTTATCTTCTCTACTCTGGTCTACTCTGCCTCCGGCTTTCTTGCGGCTGTTTGCCGGTCGTCCTGCGGTCGGCGTTGGGTCGTCCGGCGAGGCGTCGGCAGACGCCGCAGCAGCGGCCCGGCGACTGCGGGAGCGCTCTTTCTCGGCTTGCCGCTGGTCGATCAGCTTGCCGGCGTACTCGTACCAGTCGTGGATCTCGAGCGTCCCGTCCTCTTTTTCGTCGATCCAGCCCGCCCGGATCAGCGTTTTCGCCAGCTTTTCGGGGTCTCCGTCCCACTGAGCGGCCCGCGAGATCATGCGCGGCGTGATGTCGACGAGGCTGCCGGTCGGGGCGTTGTCGAGGGCCCACAGCCAGAACGAGACGAGCAGCCCCATCATGTGCGGCGGCTCGACTTCGAGCTGGTCAGCAGCGTCGAACAGTTTGCGGTGATCCTTGAGTGTCTGATGCACTTGCAGCCATGCCACGGTCGTCACCTCCTTTCTGTGGTCGTTTGTTTGTGGCCTGCTTTTGGTCGTCTGCCGGTCGTCCGGCGGTCAGGTTAAAATGGAAGGTCGCCATTGTCCTCGATCTCCGTGAAGTCGCCGGAGCCCTCAGAATAGCCCGGATCGGCGAAGTCGCCGCCAGAGCTCTGGCCGCCGTCCTTCTTGCTGTCGCAGAAGTGGACGGAGTCGACCGTGATCTCGACGGCTTTGCGGCGGTTTCCGTCCTTGTCCTCGTAGCTGCGGCTCGTGAGCTCGCCCTCGACGAGGACGAGGCGGCCCTTGCTCAGGTACTTGCAGACGAACTCGGCCTGTGCGCGCCATGCGACGCACTCGATGAAGTTGGTGATCTTCTTGCCGTCCTTGGTCTTGCGGCCGGTGTCGCTGGCGAGGGTGAAACTGGTGATCGCCGTGCCCTGCTGCGTGTACCTGAGCTCAGGGTCGGCGGTTAGACGGCCTTGGAGGCCGGTGTGGTTATACATTAGGCGTTTCCTCCTTGCTGGTTATGCTGTGCGGCCGCGTTGTCGAGGGACGTGCAGATCTCGTCGTACTCTTGGCGGGTCAGGGTGGCCGGATCCTGCTTTTTGTACTTCTCCACGATCCGGGCGTTGGTGCGCTCCTTGGTCATTCCTGCGGCCTCTGCCTTCTTGTAGAGGCGCGCGAGCTGCGCGTCGCTCAGACGGCCGGAGCCCTGCCCCTGACGGCCCTGTGTGGCCTGCTGGCGGCCTCCAGCGCCGGATCCTTTGCCCTGCGCGCCGAAGTCACTGTTGTCGGGGTCGTCCTCGCCTTGGTCGACGGTGAACTTCTCGAAAAGGTAGTATTTCAGGGCGTAGGTGTGTGCCGCGCCCTTGGCCTTGGCGGGGTCATCGTTCCAGCCGACGGCGTGGACGGTGGCCTCGATGGTCTCGTCGTCGTTGTCGAGGTTCAGCCAGCGGATCGTCAGGTCGGCCTCGTAGAGGAACATGAGCTTGTCGCCGTTGCGTGTCTTGGTCTGCATGGTGATCCAGTAGACCGGGTCGCCGTTCTCGGCGTGGCGTGTGGCCTGCTCGCTGATGACGTCGAAGTCGACGCCGAGCTCGTTCATTATGGGGGTGATCTTCTCCCACACGTCGTAGATCTTGGCGTACTTGTAGCTGACGCCGTCGCTGTGCTGCTTCTTTACGATCTCCGGGCAGGCTTTTCGCATTTCGACGAGCTTCTGCCGGAGCGTCAGGCAGGCAGCTTCAGGAGGGGCCGCAGCAGCGGCCGCCTCGGTTTTCTTGGTTTCTGCCATATCGGTGCCTCCTTACACGTCGACCGTGAAGATGCCCGGGGTCTCGTAGACGGTGACGCCCTCCACGATCTCGCCGGTCTCGGTCAGGGTTGCGATGTCGCCGGTGTAGCTGAGCAGCTTCTTCAGGTCGGCCCAGCGGGTCGACTCCTCGACCTTTACGAGCTCGCCGTAGCCGTTGGCCTTGAGCCATGGCACCAGCTTGGTCTCGTCGAGCTTGGTCTTGGTGGCGCCCTTCTTGAAGGTCAGGGTGCCGGAGAGGAGGCGGTACTTCTCCGTCGTCTTGGTCTCCTTGTGGGGGACGGTGGCGAAGAAGTCGGCCAGACAGCTCGTGAGGTACGATGTGCCGTTCTCCATGCGCTTGCGGGCGGCGGCGACTTTCTCGTTGATGGCCGCGATCTGCTCGTCGGCCAGAGCCTTCAGGCGGTCGTACTCGCTGCGCTCGTCGGCGATCTTGCGGATGGCCCAGTCGGCACAGCGGTCGTCGGTGATGCGGAACGGGGCGCGCTCGCCCTCTGCAACGGTGCCGAGGTCGACCTGCTCCAGCTCGTCCAGCGTGGCAGCAGGCAGCAGCTCGGCCTCCTGCGTGGTGGTGGCCTCTGCGTCTGCCTGCTCGGCAGCGAGGGCCGCGGTGGTCTTATCGCTCATTGTTGTGCTCCTTTCTTTCGGTGACGTTGAAGGTGAGCATCACGCCGCAGGTGACAGGGGTGACGCTCTCGAGCTCGAGGTCGCGGCCGCTGCGGAGGTGCAGGGTCTCGCCCGGCTTCATTTCGGTGAGGTGTTTCATCTGGTACTCCTTTCTGCAAAGAAACGGTGCCCGCCTTCCTCGATGACGAAGATCTGGCTCTCGTGGAAGTCGCTGGTCACGAGGGCGGGGTTGTAGAAGTAGAGGATCGGCTCGTCCACGACGGTCTCGCCTCGGTCGAACACGGCCGCGACGGCGTCCTTGACGCGCTGCGTGGGATCCGGCCGGCTCTTGGTGTAGCTGTAAAGGACGACGGCCTCAGAGGGGTCGACGCCGCGTTTCTCGGCTGCGTTGAGGATGCACTGAGCGACGAGCATCTGGCCCTCGAAGGACTCCCCGCCGGCCTCGGCCATGACCACGCGCTCGACGATGTCGCGCTCGGCGTCGGTCAGAGGGTAGCGCACGGCGGGCTCGGTTGGCTCCACGGTCTCAGCAGCCGGGGCGGGGGTGTCCGGGATGTATGTGCCGACAGTGGTGGTCGGCGGCAGGATGTTGGTCTCCTGCTTGCTGCCGGCCGGGGTGGTGAAGATTGCCACAGAGATGCCGCCCAGCAGAAGGACGGCAGCGGCCAGCGTGGCAGCTCTCAGGGCTTTCCTCTTGGCACGACGGCGCCGGCGTGTTATACTTGCGGTGCGGGATCCGTATGCTGGCAGGCTGCTGGATCTTCTCGCATGGGTCGCCCGGTCGCAACGGGCGGCCCTTTCTTTTGTGGTTTCCATTGGTTTCTCCTTTCACTGAGCCCGTGCGACGGTCAGATCACAGAGGGCGTGAGTGAGGTCGCTGAACTCGGTCTCTCGGACGGTGTCAGCGGTCAGCGGCACGAGGTAGTCGTTGTCGTAGTAGTCGATCTCGGGGTGCCGCTGCCGGTTTACTTCATTTTTGTGGCGGGCGTAGGGCTCGGCACGGTTCCAGACGTCGTCAGGGATCCAGCGGTCGAGGCGATCCTCGACGCGCTCGCGCAGCTCCTCGCTCGTGATCGTGATCTCCGGGCTCATGCTGTCACCTCCGCGCCACGCGGGACGGGAGCGTCTGCTCCGGGCGAGTCAGGCCCTTGCTGAAGCTCTGCGGCTCATATCTGACGCCCACGATCCGGCGGCCGCTGACGCCGTACTT